GCCATTATTTTTTCGCCTTGTTCTTTGCTGTGCGCTGGCCGCGCATGGGCATCTTCGCTTCACTCATTGCAATGGCAATGGCCTGCTTGGGATTCTTGACCACAGGACCACCCTTGCCGCTATGCAGCTTGCCAGAGCCAAACTCATGCATCACCTTTCCGACCTTCTTTTGCGCTTTAGACATTGCCTTCATGGCCATCCTCCTAGATGTTTGTGGATATGTGAATTATGCAACCCGCGATAGATTTCTGCGCAGTGGCTGACTCCACTTGCTGCTCGATGCACTGCCATACATCCCGGCAATGGCATCACTGGCAAAGGTTAGGACAAAGGCATCAGCCTTGTCGGGACTTGGCAGACCCCTTCGCTTGATCTCGTCTTTCCCCTCAATAGCGATCTTGCCGTTGCTGGTGAACGAATACCGCACAGTGGCCAACTCACCAATCAGGACATCGTCCCTTGGCAGTTTGCAGTCCCGCGCCTCCAGCCAGGCACGCGCTCGATACCAAAGCTCGGCCTTTAGGTTTCGGTAAGTGCCACCCATGGCTGGGCTTTCAGACACATTGATGCCCCTAGCTGGCAGGCCCAGCTCCCGCAGCCTGTCCACCACCCCAGCGCCCAATCCAATGCTGTCCACCAATATCTCTTTAGGCTGCGCACTTGGCGCCAAAGCCTGGTACTCGGCCACCACCGCACCAGTCAGTTGCATCAAATCCAGATTCTTCCAAGTCTTAATCGCCTCAGTCACCGCATTGCCTTGGCGCTTGCACAGTGCCGATCTATCCGATCCAAACCTTGCCACATCCAAGCCCCAGATCATTGGCGCGTATTCACTGGCAGCCACATCCCTGTTCAATGCGCTTTCCAGTAGGTCCATGGCAATGACAGTGTCATCGTCCCCTTTTGGAAACTCCCCGACCACCCTGATGCGATAGACATTGCTGTCCTCCCCATAGCGCATGGCCATCTCTTTGACATACTCATCCGACACCCTCGGGCTGTCCAGGCAGCTCACCTGGAATGTGGTCCATTCCTCTGACAGCCTGGTGTGGGTGTCGTAGAAAAACCCGCTTGACCTCACCGGGTTGCCCAGCAATAAAGTCACAGCGTTGTGGCCAGACATCGATCCAGCCGCAGCCTCAAACACTTGCTCCGGCACACCACTTGCCTCATCAGCCACCAGCATCACATTCTCTGAGTGAATTCCCTGCAAAGCCTCTGGCTGCTCGGCCCTAGATGTCCTGGCCGAAATAAACATCTCAGTCGGTGCAGCATTGAATTCAATCCTCTCTTGCTTGACTGTCAGCAATCCCTGCAAAGGCACAGGCATCGTGTTGATCCAGCGCTTCAGCTCAGCAAACATCGCGTCATACAGCTGGCTGCTTGTCGGTGCAGTGACCACCACCTTGACTGGCGACCTGGTCATAAAGTACCAGAGCATGGCCCAGGATGAAGCTGTTGACTTGCCCACCCCGTGGCCAGACCTAACCGATATCTTCCGATCCCCACGGGCGATGGCCCTCAAAAACTCAATCTGCCAGACATCAGGGTCAACCCCCAGCACTTCCTGGACAAACAGCACGGGGTCAGGCTGATATCTCTTGACCCACTGCTCAAACACATTCTCTTTAATCATGGACTCATTGTCCGATAAACAGACCACTGCTTGGCAGGCATCGCAAACTTATGCGCGTTCAGCTCATCACTTCGCACCAAGATCAGCAGCTGGTAAGTCATGGCCAGGTCATAGTACCCACTCTCAATGGCCTCCATCATCTTGATCTTTAGGTCCAGGATCACCACCTCCAGGTGCAGCACTGTCAACAGCTCATTCATTTGTTTTGCCTCACTTGCTTCAAATTCCTCCCAGTCACCCGGTCGGTCCAGCACGATGCACACACCCACTTTGTCGCACTCATCTCAACCCCACCCTCTGGAGGCTTTTGCTGATTGCACTTACTGCACAGCTGCAATTTATGCGCATGGGTATTCCCATTTAATCTCAGGTGGTTATTTACAAAATTACTCTTCATTGGATTTTATTTATTTTGTTTGTTTTGTGGATTAACCATTTATCACCTAACTGGCGAATAGATTTAATATATTGTTTCTGATTATGTCGATTTATATGGCGCGGCACATAATCAACATTAAATAACTGACGCACCTTAATAAGCATTTCGGTTTTCATATTATTCCTTTGATTAACTCTTCGTCCACCCATGTGTGCCAGGTCGTGATGCCGTCTGGACTCATCAGTGTGCAAAAAACTTTTCGGTCTCTTCGCTCATCAGTGTCTAAGACGATCCACTCCTGCCTGTCGATGATGACTGTTGCCTGTTTGGTTTTCATAGGTTTACTGGTTTGGTTGCTGGAGATCGAATTGTGATTGTTTTTTGCGGTTTATGTCAACTACCTCAAAATTTTTTTAAAAAATTTTTTTTGTAGGTGTTTAGCACCGCCACAGTCGCCCCCGCCAAACGGCAGCCGGGGGGGGGCTCGCGCCCAGGTCGGCTGGTGGCCACGGCAGGCTTGTCCACAGCACCTTGTCCACTTCTATCCACAGATTCCTGTGGATAACCTTGCAAGTAACACCAGAGCATTACTTTTTCTGTGGATATCGACTTATCCACTTAACATAATGGTCATTGTATAAAGTGACTGAGTGCTTCGGTATTCACTTACTCGATTGTGATGCTGCGCTTGCGCAATGCGTCCAGAGCCATGCTTCCCAGGTCTATGCTGACCAGTGGCTGCTGCTTGTCGCCATACTCGTCTGGCGCTTGTTTGGAGGCCAGCCAGCGCCTGGTATCCACGCGCAGCTTGGCCACTTGTGCCTCTTGAGGGCTTGCGCTGTCTGCGATTTCGATCGTCTGCTCTGCTAAACTTCGACCACCTCGCGCACGGGCGCGCGCAAGGGCATCAGCCCGTTCTGCACCTCCTCTGTCGATCCAGTCATAAAAAGCCGTGTGACTTATCCCCATCGACCGAGCCAAGCTGAGAATGGTATCTCCTTGTGAGAGCTTGTCTAAGATGGCACTTTCGCCACCAGCTCTGTGAATTTTCTTGTTGACCTCAGAGGCTTCTTTGCGTGCAATGGCTGCCTTCTCTCTGAGGTTCATCTGCCTTTCGGCAATGTTGTCAGCCACCTCTGCAAGTGTCTGGGCCTTCTTCTTTGCTGTTGCCATTCAAATACTCCTCAATTGTTTTGATTGCATCGGCTGCTGACCTTGCGACCACTGACCGATATCCTTTTGCGTTTAACTGCAAACCCACAGCACTTTGTTTGCTCGATACCACACCAACCTTCGTCTTCATCTCCACAAACAGCGCGTGAAACCCGTTTTTAGCCTCCAGAACGCACAGATCAGGCATCCCTGCCAGTACACCCTCAGAATGCAACCTAACGCGCTCTGAGGCCGTTCTATCGCCTCCATTCGGTATTGCCGCGATGATGACATCCGGATAAAACGCACGAAAGTGCTGCACCACCTTGACCTGGTCAATGTGTTCAACACTTTTCCTTTTGCGCTTTAAGTCAACCACCATTCCTCGGATTCTACAGCCGAGGGTTTGGCCTGGAACATGTGGCATCGGTGCTTCACATCTGCCGGGAATGCGGCCAGACCATTTTTGCCGCACTGGCGTTCGGACCATGTGACAGTTGCCCATCCATTCCTGATCTTTGCCTGGTCAAACATCCACTGCAAAGGTTTTGCGTTGACCTTGCGATGCTTTTCCATCTGATCCGCTGGCATGGACTGGCGCTGTTCGACCATTTCCGCATTAGCGCAGTTTTGACAGAAAACCCTGTCATCTTCGATAAATTCCTGATCTGTGGATAACCTGTGCATAACTTTCCTCCTTGTCTGACCATCTAATGCTCGCTTCTAATACGGAAAGCCCTTAAGGTTTTTTCCGCCTTTCCGCATTAGAAACTGAAGTACCTTCCAAGCCGAGACTGGTCTGTGGATAAGTGGGTCTAATGACCCCACTTATCCAACAATCCCAGCCATTGTCTAATACGGAATTCCGCATTAGTTCCGCATTAGTTCCGCCTTTCCACATTAGACCAATCATGTCAACCTCACCCACCCAGACAGTGGCTCATTTGGAGCGAACCTGGTGAAGATGGCCGTGCCAATGTGTTTGCGGATATAGCCTGCATCACTGCCTTTGACGCTGCTGAATATCTCAGTCCAATCTAGTTGGTAGTGGTTTGTGAGTTCTTTTGGAATGTTGGGGCGACCTGGCCCTCTTCGCATGATGACATTGCCCTTGTCGTTAATGATGGACTGGACATGCATGCAGACCTCATCGCACTTGTCCTGGATGCGCTGCTCTCTGGCGCTGTCTTGCATCAATTGCTTGGCGGCCATTCGGTCTTGTTCTGACGACATGGCCGGAATAGATACCCGGCAAATGATCTCTTGCATGTCGCCAGCTGGTGTGGTGACCACTTCTGGGAATGTGATGCTGTCAAACTTGATCTCTCTGAATGCTGGCTCGTAGCGGGTCTTTGTGAGCTTGAGATATCTTTGGTTGTCCTCATCCATGAAAAGCACGCCTGTCAGCGTTGCATCGCCTGTGAATGCAGAAGCACCACGGGCCATGGCATCTGAGTCTTGTCTTGAGATTGTTTTGTTGGTGTGGGTCAGAATGCAGACTGGCGCTTTTTGCTGGACATAGATGGTCTGCTTGATAGCGGCAATGAAGCTGCCAACTTCTGAGTTGTCATTCTCATTGTCAATATCCATGGTCGCATTGGCCGTGTCCAGCACCAATAATGGCCGTGTGCCATTAACTGTGTGGCGTTCAATATTATGTGCAAGCCTTAATAAATCCTTGACATTGGACCTTCTGGCATCAATAACCACAAACCAGTCATTCAGATTATCAATACGATAATGCTTTGAATATGCGAAAAGAGTTCTGATTACCTGGTCAGAATCTTCAGTCACGATGATGGATTTGCGCTTGTTCTTGGCGTATATCTCGCAGCCATCAATAGAAAATCCCGCCATGACCATGCACATGGACAGCACTGCTGTGGTCTTACCGACTCCAGGCTGACCAGCCAGAATGAAGAAGCTGTGGGCCATGAAGCCTTCGATCAGGTAGTCAATGGCTTTGAGATGGGTCAGGTCAATCGACAGCTCTGGCCATGATGGGTCTGGTGCTTCCTGGTCAATGACTGGCGCTTTGGCCTGGCTGATAACAGCTGCAAAGTCTTCAACGGCTGACTTTCGCTCTGTCTGTTTGGTGGGCGCTTCCCAGCCAGCATCTTTGGCGTACTTGAAGAGCGTGCCAAGACCAACACCTTTGCCCTGGTGAAAGCTCTTCCAGTGGCTGTCTAGGTCCTTTTCACCTTGGTATTTGCTGCCAAGGCTTGACCAGTAATACCAAGCATTCCGGCCATGCTCGCCAAATTCTGTGTGCAGCGCCTGGCCAATGGCAATCCAGTTGTCGTAATCAATGTCTGGGTTGATGTAGTTCAAGGCATCAATTGCCTTGTCAAAGTCGCTTGGCCCTGCGTTTGACATTATTTTGCTGAAGTCAAAGGCTTGTGATGGTGCAGGCTTTGGCTCTTGCAGCTGGTGCTGCTCGATGATGCCCCACTCGGTCAGCAGATCATGCAAGTCCACAGCTTCTTGGAATTCCCCAGCCACAGCATTGCCGCTGAGTAGCACTGACTTGCCTGCACTATTGGGCAGGCCGAATACCTCAAGCTCTTGACCACCGCCCAGTTTGTACTTGGGCAGGATCAGGTCTTTGACTGGTGGCGCTTTGACCCACAGAAAGACATGGCGGCCACGGCCAGAGACTGACACCTCGGTCAGCATGTTGTTGGCCTTGACGTATTTCGCCATGCGCTGGATGGCCACATTGGTCGGGCCACTAGCGTGCTTCATATCCACATCCAGGCAAACCAAATAGTCGCCTGATGCGCTGATGATGGGGCGCTGCTGGACCAGGCCAAGGTATTGACCAAATGGGCATGATTCCATGGCCCAGATGTCTTCAGAGCTGTAAAGGTCTGATGGGTCGGTGTCCCGTGCCACGCCTTGGCCGCTTCGCTTGAATGGAATCTTTTTACCGCCTTGTAGGGCAAAGGTACAAAAGACGGCATCGGGTGCGACAGCGCCTATCTTGCAGGCCACTTGTTGGGACTGGCTGAATGTATCGTTTTGGGGTGTTTCAGTTATGATGGCCACTGAAATTCCTTTGTTTGGGTGTTTCATTTGTGAGTTGCCTTTAGGGAATTTGCCCCTGGTCACTGTTTGCGCATGGACCAGGGGTTTTCTTTTTGGGGCAGGGATTGGATTCTATGTGTTTGTCCAGATAAGCCAAAACACATAAGACCAAAAGGCGATGAGCATGGCAAACAGAATTGCCCAGGTGTGAGTGACTTTCATACTGCCGCCTCCACAATGGCTCTTGCTCTTCGGTGCTTGATAGCTTCATAGACATACTTGATGGCTGCTTCCAGCTCACCAATGGTGCAGGCATCGAGTTGCGCGTCATGGACCTCCATGCCCGTGTTCATGGCCTGCATCTCTGGGCCTGTGAAGACAAAGCGGCCTTTGGCCACGCCTCTCTTGGCCATCATGTAGATCGCGTCCTGGGCGGCTTTGATCTCTGGCGCGTATTCCTTGCCAAGAGCTGGGTTGACGATGTGCAGAGCTTCAGCCATGTTCATGGCAGCGATCAGGACATCGACCTTGTCTTTGTTGCCTTGGCCCTGAGTGATGTCTGATAAGGCTGAATGGTTTTTGATCTTCAGACTGACAGCCTCACCTGACTCGCTCATTGGTTTGAAGCCATTGATCACCCAGGACACTGGGTCTGCAAAGACTTTGCGCGGTTTGTACTTGCTGCGCTTTCTCATGCTTTTTCCTTTTCAGCCAAAATTCCGCAAGCACCAAGCCAAGCCATTGCACAAATCAATGTGATTGGCCAATAAAGCCACGCATCTAAAAATTCAAATGATGCTGAAATAACAAACGGCAAAGTTATTACATGCAAATATGCTCTGGTTTTCTTTGTCATTCCTTGGCCCTCACTAGGCTGGACGCAGCGACCTTCTCACCGACCAGGTCTTCGCTCACTTCGACACCAAGTTTTAAGACAGCACTGGGGCTTTTGAGTTCCCATGCGATCAGCATGTCTTTGAATGCTTCCTGGACCAGCTTCTCATCCTTCCAGAATTTGGTCTTGCGGCCAAGACGCATGGTCCAGCCTTGAATCGACTTGCCCTGGGCCAGCTGCTCTTTGGCAGCGTTCTGTACGGCATCGGCCCATGCGGCCACCAAAGCAGCGTTGTCCAGCATCTCGGGGGTGACAGTGGTGTCAGGCTTAAAGTCGCTTCTGGCGGCTTCCTGGACCTTCTCGCGCATGCTTGGACAAATGGTCTTGGCCTTGCAATATCGGCATGCATCGGGAGATGGGCTTGTCGGTGCATCGGCTGTCAGCGCCAGCTCGGCTGCGGCCTTTAAACGATCACCATGGTCCACCAGGTCTTGGCCAGTGACTGTCCACTTGCTGTGGCCGACCTTGGGCTGGAAGATGTGCATGGTGCAAGTGATGTGGCTGGGCGCTTTGAATTGCCTCATCGCGCCCAATGCATAGGTCAGCAGCTGCTTGTTATCGGTTGCGTCCACAGCCACACGGCCAGTCTTCAGATCGATCACATGCAAATGGTCGCCATCCACTAGGACAGCGTCAGCCGTGCCACCAAGTGCCTGGTGCAGGGATTTGAGGCCATCGTCCAGGTTTACTTCGATGAGCTTTTTACGCGGATTCTCGACCAGAGTGTTGACAAAGTCTGCATAGGCTTGGGCCATTGCAGTGTGGTCAGGATCAGTTCCGGCTGGTATCTGGCCATTGCGCAAAATGATCTCAGACAGTTCATGGATCGCTGTGCCAATGGCAGCGGCTTCGCCTGCTGGCTCATAAGGCATGAGTGACTCAAGCCTGTATGAGCCTGGGCAAGACATGAAGCGGTCTGTGCGGGATGCTGAGAGTCGGGCGTGTTTTCTGACTTCATGGTTTACTGGTGCTTTCATTTTTTAATCTCCACAAAAACAAGCAATGGTTTCTTCGTTGGGGTCAAACATATCTTTTTGCTCTGATGCAAACTTAATCATTTGGGCATAGCTTGGGCGATCCGATCTAAAGACTGCCCCCGATGGGCGAGAGGCCAGGGCCAGGGCCTCCATCTTGGCCCACCAAACTGCGCGTTCTGGTTTCTCTTGAATAAGACTTAACACCTGAGCGCCACCCTTTAAAAAGCACAAATCACAGTTGCCATGCATGGTCACGCCATTCATGTTTGGCAAGCCCAGGTCAAATGACTGATTACGCCAAAATTCACCGACTGTTTCCTTGGTCACGCCAAGACGGCCTAATGGGGCAATCTTTTCTTCGTGTTTGCCATAGTCTTGGTTGCCAATCTTTGCCAGTCGCCTTTGTTCGTCAGCTCTGATACCAAGCATTGAGTCCCATTCTTTCCATCCATGGGCTTTCAAATATCTGTGGATGGTCCTGACTTTGAGTTCGACAGTGCAAAACCTTGACACTGGGTTTGGCAAGTAATTGCGCTTTCTGATGAGAGCTTCAAATGGCTCACCATCTCGACTGGCTGACTCAAAATTGACTTGCTTCCATCGGTCTTTTGTTTCTTCTGCATCAACATATTCAAGCCAAGTGATTGGCACATTCCATTTTTCTTGGCAGTCTTTTACAAATTGCAAGGTGGCCTCGTCTTCCTTGCCAGTGTTGGCAAAGCAGACGATGGCCTCACTTGGCAGCTTCATCTCATTGGCCTCCAAGACTTTGTAGAGCATGTAGGCGCTGGTCCTACCACCAGAAAAACTGATGCAAGTGGGGCTGTCTATTCGGTACGGGTTTGACATTTTTCTCCTTTTAAATAATCTGACTGACCACATTGAGCTTCTTCAGCACCTTGGCCAGGACTGTATGGTCCAAGCTGGCTTTGATGGTCAATATGTAAATGACGGGTGGGATGCCTGATTTGTTGATATTTTCAACCCGGCTTGAGGCTTGTTCCAGAGCCGATGTGGACCAGGTGCATTCGACAAAGACGATGGTGTCGGCAGCGGATAAGTCCACACCTTCAGACATGGCGGCAATGTTGCCGATGATGCATTTGGTCTTGCCAGCTTGGAAGTCGGCAATGGCCATGTCGCGCTTGAGCCTGGTGGTATCACCCACCACGATCACGGGCTTGTGGGCTTTGAGTTCATCTTGCAAAGCCTGGACCACATCTTTGTGGTGCGCAAAGACCACCACTGGCTCATTGGCCTGGAGCAAATCATCAATGAAGTCGGCAGCGTATTGGACCTTGCGCATGCCTGCTTCGCGCATGACCTCGGCCAGACCCTCAAAGGCCAGCAAGGCATTGGGGTTTGCGACCAGGGCATCGGCATCAAAACTTTGCTCGCGTTTGTCGTTTGGTAGATCAAAGGTGATGAGGCTGACTTGCGGCTCTTTGTAGTCTTTGAAGATGTCTTCTTTTTTTCTTCTGAGTACATGGGGCTTCATCAGCTCTTTCAGTTCTGGCAAGTTGGACGCGCCTGATGTATCCAAGCCCCAGGGGGCTGACCACATCTTTGCGTACCTTGCAGCAAAGTCAAACCAGCCACCCCGGTAGATGCCCAGGCCGTGCAGCACGGGCCACAGCTCGATGGGCCTGTTGGGTATTGGTGTGCCACTCAAGGCATAAACGCAATCGATCTTTTTCATGGCCAGCATGGCGGCCTTGGTCCTGGCAGCCTTTGGATTCTTGATCCGGTGGCACTCGTCCAGTACAAGCGTGTTATATCTGTCACAGTTTGTCACGCCATACTGCAAAACATCGTAGTTGATGATGGTGACATCGGATGATGTGGGCAGGCCAGCGTCCTTTTTGCCGTTGACCACATGCACTGAGACATTTGGCGCGAGCTTGTTGAAAGCCGCTTCCCAGACTGTCTTTGCGATGGCCGGGCAGACGATGAGGGCTGGTAGGTTTTCCAGGGCTGCTGCTGCTGTGGGTAGCGTCTTACCAACACGGGGCTGGTCGGCCAGGATGGCCCTGCGCCTGGACAGCAAAAAGAGCTTTGCTTCTTGCTGATGGGGGAATAACTGCATGATCGTTTCCTTCGTTTAATTTGTGTGCATCATATCCGATTTGTGCTAAAGTGCAATTTCTGCAAACGCAGAAAACGAAATAAATCGTTAAACCCTGTAAACCTTAAAAGGATCAAAAATGTCCACACGCGTTGTAACCGGAAAAGTTCGCTTCTCTTATTTCTCAGCACTGACTGCTCGCAAGAATGAGATGAACGGCAAAGAAGAGTTCTCGACTCAGGTGCTTGTCCCCAAATCAGATACCGAGACTGTGAACCAATTGAAAGCGGCAGCCAAGGCCGCATTGACTGCCAAGTTTGGTGACAAGATTCCCAAGACTGTGCGCAACCCATTGCGTGATGGCGACACTGAGACCAAGTCTGATGGCTCACCTCTTGGACCAGAATACGCTGGCCATTACTTCTTCAACACCAAGTCCACCAATAAGCCTGGCGCTGTGGATGCCCATGGCCACGACATCATTGGCAACCAGGACATCGTCTCTGGCGACTTTGGCCGTGTGTCTTTGAATGCTTATGCTTATGACCAGGCTGGCAATAAGGGCGTGTCGTATGGTTTGAACAACATCATGCTTCTGGCCAAGGGTGACTCATTGGGTGGTGCAAAGCCATCTGCTGCATCTGATTTCGGTATCAGTGCCAGCGCCAAACCAGCTGCTGAAGCTGTATCAGACAGCGACTGGTGATCTCTCTTCAATCAATGCATTGAGTGCAATGTTCAATTGATTGATTGATGTCCAAAGTGGCTCAACAGTCCCAGACAGCCATCGGCTCACCTGGGACTGCTGAATGCCAGCCCTGCTGCACACGGCAGACATGGTGATCTTGTGGGCCTTGGCCCTGTCCCTGATAGTGAAGATTGATTCCATGGCCGCATTCTAATTGCGGAATATGTATAAAAACAACAGTCTAAAAATAGTTGTTGCAACAATATTTAATTCTGTCATCATTCGTAACTCGTATTTAACTTAACGAAAGAAACCGATGAAACAGAAAATCATTACAGCCTTAATTGAATGGGCCTTGGCCATCATCATATTTGGTGGCATTGGCGTTATGTTGGCTTGGAGGGGTTGATCATGCAGTACCCATCAACACCCGCCTGCCCCAAAGACCTCTTTGAGTTCAAAGCCATCATTGAAGATGTCGAGCTGACATGCTTCCTGGAATACAGCCCAGCCGAGAAAGGCTCGACCGATTCTTATGGCGCGGCTTATGAGCCTGATTTTGAAGAGTCCATGACGCTGAATAACGCATACATCTACGGCACTGATGTGGACATTGCCCACATGATCTTGCAGTCCATGGTTGACCACATTGAAGTGTCTGCGCTGGAGAAGTTCCATGACAAATGAATTGCCACCAATGCTGGAGCGCTTAAAAGCACGCTTGGACACCAGCACATGTCCAGAGGCTTAAAACCCCGTGTAGAGCCTGCCATTGAGGCGGCTCTCAGAAAGAAGTCAAACCTCTCTGATGTGGACTTGGCAAGAATCTGCTTTTGCGTGCGCAGAAGTGCAGCCAGGGCTTTGTTTGAGTTCCACAAAGAGGGCCTGGTCCATATCTCTGGCCACACAAAAGTCCATGCCAATGGCCAGTGGCGGCCACTGTGGTCATGGGGCGCGGGTGTTGATGCGATTGCACCTGGTCCAGTGCCAGGCGCTGATCGCATCAGGAAATACCGCGAGAAGATGTCAGCAGACGATAAGGATTTCAACAATGCCAGACGCAGGCAACAAAGACGGGTCGTGAAAAGAGACCCGCTTGTCGCTGCGTTTTTTGGGAAATGACCATGCTTTCACCAATCGTAAATACAGACCAAAAAATGCCAGCCAAGATGCTTGAAGCTCTTGGCCTGCATGAGACGCGCTGCGTTGTGACTGGCGTTAAATCTGTGACAGAAGAGTCTGTCAGATCATTCCTGGCCGATCGTTATGGCGAAAAGCTCGCCAGTGCTTTCGATCCAAAGTTTTTATTTAGTAGCCAAGACCTCTGAGCAATTCATCGGTAATGATCCCGGCATAGGGATGCATTTGCATTGCTCTCAAGTCTGATGGTCTTGGATTTAATGGGTCTGGAATACCCCTGGCCTTCACGACATCAGGCAGCAATTGGAAGACATTGATGTCTTCAGCCAATGTGCCAATACCCCGACCAGGCACACCGCCAGGATAAGCCGGGTGAGTTGATTTAATCAATGGACTGCTTGCGAATATCTCGCCAACATTTTGCAGGCCACCCTCTTGAGCCGCCAATTGCATTGGGTCTGAGACGGCCAGTCTTGCACCGCCAATGTTGATGCCGCCCTCATCGCGGAAATCCCTGTCCATCATTGCTTTGATGGCCTTGCGCTTTTTATCTGGTGCAGCCCTAAACTGGTCCACGCTTGCAGGGTCAGACACGCCATACCAATCTGGAATAAATTTCTTGATTGACTTGTCTAATCTGCCTTTTTGTCTTTTGCCCATAGATGCATCAGCATAGGCCAGCATCGTCTCACCAGTCATTTGTGCAAAGTCGCCACCAGTCGGGGCCATGCGATAAGGCAAATAGATTGGATTCTGGCCAGTGGCACTTTTAACCTCTGCCGCATATTTCATCAAAGCATTGGCCGGGGCATTGCCAGAGGACCAAACAAGTCCAGGATTGTTAAACATGAAGTCCTGGCCACCAAGCAAGCCCACTGGTCGATTGAATTGCACATTGTCAATTCCAAGCAAATTGCCGCCAGCAGCTGTGCGATCGGCCATGCTTGTAATAAATGGCATCCCGGCCAGGCTGGCCAATGAAATGGTCGGTGCGTTTGCAGCATTTGGATTTAGCTGCACATCACGGGTCATTGCCTGCATTCTGGCCTGCTCATTAACCCTTGGGTCGTATCTTGGGTCAAACGCGCCAAAGCCACTGCGTCCTTGTTGTGGCAAGACATTTGACTGAGCGCCCTGTGCCAAGCCCTGCAAGATGTCAGCACCAACACCACCGCGCTGCAATGTTCTTTCGACCACTGGCGCCATGGCACGCTCTAGGTCCATGCCCCTTCTCTCTGCCTGGGCCAGATAAGCCTGGCGCGGAATAGAGCCAAGCACCGCGGCTTCTGGCAGCACTGGTGGCAGCTTGCTTGCTTCCATGAGCTGCGCAGCCTTTCCTAAAGCCTCTTTGGCCACCTTGCCCTTGGGGACATAGGTGTTTCGCTCCATGAATTTCTTGGCCTCTTCCTGGGCAATGCGCACAGCTTCTGGGCTGCCATAGTAGCCACTGGTAATGCCTTTGTAGAGGCCATATGGCGCGCCAACAACACCAGACAAGAGTCCAGTGCCAAGGGTCGCGCCAGTCTCGCCAATGCCTTCCAAGTAGTCCAGCAATCCAGCCATGTTTGTTCCTTAACGATTAGCCATGCCAGTTAAATCTACGCGATAAGGCTCTTGAGACGCGCCAATAGCAGCGCCAAATCCCATCTCTTCAGCCTTTTTGCGCAGTGACTTGGCCAGTGGCTCGACCTTCATCACATTCGCTTTGCTCATCATAGTTGCAGCCAACTTGGGGTCGAGCATAGCCTCAACCAACAATTGCTGAATCTGCTGGTCCGGCAATTTGTACAAAAAGTCCAGTGGGCGTGTCATGGTGCGCAGTGTCGTGTTGTCAGCCAATGACTCGCTAAACACTCGGCCAATCAGATTGCCCATGCTCATGTTCTGGAATGTGTTTGAGCCTGGAGCTTTCACGCCTGGTGCAGTTGCAGCCTGGCCACGATTGATCTCATCAATGATGTTGTCCAGTCTGCGCTGTGCAGCTGGTGACAGTTGAGTGCCAATGTCTTCAGCCTTTGTGGCCACTTGTCTGCGCAGGGCAGCAGCGGCCAAGACTGGCTCATTGGTCATCAAGTTTGGCTGGCCAGTTGTGACTTTAGACTCAATTCCTTGCAACAGACGCATTTGGTCAATGGCGCTTGATGACTTCTCAAACTGGCTCATGTAGTTCTTAAAGCCTGGAGCGCCAGACTCGATCACATTGTCAATGACTGGCAGCAGCTCGGCCATCTGCCCTCTGGCCAAACGCAAGTTAGATAGATCACCAGACAATTTTCCAGCCATGGCATCTGTGATGTCTTTTCGCACACTGTACAAAGCCATTGGGTCAATCGTGCCAGTCTCTTTGTCCACGCGCTTGGCCAACAGCTTGCTCACATACTGCATGGCCTCATCCACTGTCTGGCGCTGCGTAGCTGGATTGGTCATAATGCCTGAGATGGCATCAGCAATTGGCAATACGCTCACTGGCTGCTTATTGGCAAATGCAGACTCACGCATTGGCCCGGTCACACTGGCGCGTTTGGCTTCAGCGTAGGGGATAGAGCCTGGCGTGGCTGCATCACCAGCACGGCCACCAAGTCTTCGGAATGACTCAAGCAAAGCCTGCTGATTTGCAGACAGCACATTGGGGAATGCACCGGACTGGTCCAATGCTCTAATAGCAGTCTCAGCCGCAGCCAGACCAGGATCACGCGCACCCGCAGCTGTGGTCACTCGCACACCTGGCACTAGAGGCTGGGCCTGCTGCAAATTACGCGCAGCTTGCTCTGGGTTTGTGGCCAATCGATTCAAGACATTGCCAACAATGACCTCACGGCCTGTTTGCGTGAATGGCTTGACCAATGCGCCAGGCGCTTCCAAGATTTTCTGCGTGGGCGTGAGCTTTGGACCACCAGGGGCGACCATGCCTGCCAGCATTGCACCGCCAACTTGCAGAGCTGGTGGCGCGTTACCTTCACGCAACATGCCGCCAGCGCCAGCTGCTGTCAGTGCAGCCGATGACTGGGCCTGTGGACTGGCCGCAAAGAATTTGGCCAGCTCAGATGCCATGCCTGGAAGTTTTGGCGCCATCTCACTGGCCGCACGGGTAACACCACCAGTGCCGTAACCAGCAGTGGCCACATCCTGGATGATTCGCTCTTGAGCTGTTCGTGGCTGTGGGAAACCAACAGCCGACAATGTCTTTTCAACAGCCTGGGTTTGTGTCGGCAAAGTGCTTCCGGTGGCCAGGTTGAACAGATTGACCATTGGATCGACCACCATGGGCAGCAGACCACCAGCAGTCAATGCAGCCTGGGCCATTGGGCGTGTGGCCAAACCAACTTGGCGACCCAATGTGTCTGGCTGTGCAGTTGGTGCAGCAGCTGGGGGAGGCATTGTCTTTAACACCTCGGTGATCTGCTCCATGGTCATGTCATCGGGAAACCCAACAGGACCAACACCAATCACATTTACATACTTGGTCATGACTGCACCTTATTGATAAACATATTGTTTCTTGACCGGGTCCCAGGTCGGAACACCAGACATCATTGGCTGTGCAGCCGCAGCTGGTGCAGCCGGAGCTGCTTGAATGCCAGCTTGTGATGCACCAGGCAGTTTGCGCTTATAGGTGGCAGAAAGATTCTCTTCAGCGCGTGCAGCCATATCCTCAAGCACCTTGATCTGCTCTTTCATCGCATTGCGTGAAGTAAACACACCAGAGAATGATGCAGGGTTTGTCAATTGCTCACTGATGATGCCCATATCTGGACCAGTCAATGCACCAAGCTCGTACAGGTCTTTGACACCCATCAGCAGCGACTGGTATTTGCCGCGCATTCTTGCAGTGTCTTCGCCTGTTGGCAATGGAATCTTCGCGCCAAATGGCAATGGCACTTCTGATGGGAAAACAACTTTGTCAGATTGAACCTCTGTTTTGTATGCAGAGATATTGCCCTTCAAGTTGTTGAGCTTTCTGGTGGCTTCTGAGAATGCTTGTGGCGCTTCTTTGGCTGGCTGCAATTGGCCTGCCGCACCCATGACTGGCATGGCTTCGCCACCAGGCATTTTTGGCACATAGGCAAAACCTTCTGGCGTTTCTTTGATGTCGTAAGCACCACGATTAAATGTGGCCTGGTCAAGAGCAAGACGCTTGTTTGCAATACCAAGGTTTGCGGCCTCACTTGGCGACATACCCATGGCAAATGATTCTTTGCCAGTCAGCTTTGACTTATCAACAGCAATGACTCGGTTATTCAAGTTCTGCAAAACGATCTCGCGCTTTGGACCAAAGCCTTCCAGCGTCTGAATCTTTCCAGACTTAAACTGCTGGACCATCAAAGGCTTGCCAGCTGCATCTGTCACTTCAAACGGCTGGCCAACAACTTCAGCCTGTGGCTTGATCTTGTAAGCCATGTTCAAGTATTTGTCAGCGTCTTCGATACGGCCATATTGAGTCGCGATATCGGCTTTGCGCATGTAATCTTCAAAGCGCTTGTCATCGGCTGACATGGGCTTGATCTGATCCATGATTGCAGCACGATCAACAGTTGGACCAGCTTGTAATCCAGGGGCTGCCAAAGCCTGCATGGCCGGTGTAGGTGTGCCTTCTGCACCGCCACCCACCAATGCACGCTGGTATTGGTTTAAGCGCTGCATTTCCTTGAGCTTCTCTCCCAGCATCATTTGATTGATAGCGCCTGTTGTGCCTTTCTCATAAGCACCCTGGCCAGCCTGGAGAGCTGATCCTAATGCTTGGCCCAGGCCAATGCGCTGTGGGCTGCGGCCACCAGCTTGGAGCAATGCAGCAGCAGCCGCCAATGTGGACTGCAAGCCCAATTGCTCTTTTTGTTTGGCTGTCAGTAGCTTTTCAAGCTCACTGTCTGCACTGCCAAACATCGTGCCTAATAGGCCGTCCATGCTGAATTCATTTGCCATCTTTTACCCCTTAACCTAACAGGCCAAGCAAAGCGCCAACACCAGCACCGATGCCAGTGCCAACACCTGGCACAATACTTCCCAATTTTGCACCAGCCAAAGCGCCACCTAAAGCGCCAGAGGCTGCATTCTGTGTGTATGGAGTCTGTGCCACCATGCCAAGGTTGGCAGGCTGCGCACCGAGAGATGACTGCACCACACCCAGACGCTGGAGGCCAATGTTGCGGATGGCATCCATCTGCTGCTGGTCCAAAGCCTGACGCGCACCACCAGCGCCCATGACAGCTTGAGCGCCACCAAGACGCAAGGCTTGCTGCTGCGCAGCCAAATTACCAAGCTGGCTTGCACCGCCCAAGCGCAATTGCGCACCTTGCAAGCCTGCTTGCTGATTGGCAATGTCGGCTGCTGATTGGCGTGCAATGTCAGCCTGCTGCATGGCCATTGCCTGGTTAAATGCTTGCTCGTTCAAAGTCGTGCCTAAGTTGGCAGCCTGCTTGGCAAACCCTTGGTTAGTCAAAGCCTCGGCCACACCTTGGCGTGAGCCACCAAACGCACGGGCAGCCGTGGCACGCTCACCAGTTTGCTGAATGGCAGCCTGGCGTGCAGATTCCAAGTCGGCCAATGCGTTTTCACGCACCTGGCTTGTGTATGGATTCATGTATGAGCCAATTGAGCCTGGTCCAGTCATGCCCAGATTGGTCTGCTGCGCTGTGATCTGTGCAGGCTGATAGACACCACCATAAGCGGCCATCTGGGCTGCCAGGTCAGTGCCAGTAATGCCTGGGCCAGCCAAGGCAGTGTTGACCAAAGCCTCCTCGCCTGCCTGGTACATGGGGTTATAGCCAGCAAACTGCTGGACTGGCAATGCACCAGCAACACCTTGGGCCTGCTGAAAGTTGGCCAGGAATGCTTCCTTGATCTGAGGATCAATGGAGCTGGTTGATGTAGTTGTTCCACCTTTTGACATATTGCCACCTTATCCCAGTAAAGATTTCATTTTCTTGGCAGGCACTTTGCCTTCATTGATCATGTCCAGAAGTCCCTTGCCGTATTTATTGACTGAAGACTTCTTGACTACATACTCGCCTTTTTGCAAGTTGACAGCGCCATCGTCTGGACCAGGAGGATTCATGCCAAACATCAAGCCACCATGGACCATGCCACCTTCGGCCATGCCATCGGATATTTGGCCGCCAGTATTTTGTGCGGCAGCCGCTTGCTCTGCCACAGTGTTGGCGGCATTGACAGCAGCGATTTGGTCGTACAAAGCTGGGTTATATCCACCCATGGCTTGCCCGGCCACCACGCCTGCATAGGGGTTGCCAATGGGCTTCATCTGACCCATGATTTGAGAATATGGAGACGCACCACCAGCAGTCACGCCAGGGTTGTATTGAGCGCCAATTGGGATTGACTGGTAATTGGCAAAGTTCTGTGCAAAGCCTTGAGTGGCATTGGCAAATGGTGTCGTGCCAGTAACGCTGGTGTTGCCAGTTGGGCCAAGTAAACCAGTGTCAGTGCCTCCACCAGCCTGTTGTTTGGCCCATGCGTCTGCATTGGCCTTTTGCTGTGCAGCCCATGCGGCCTCATTGGCTTTTTGCTGCGCTGCCCATGCGGCCTGATTTGCTGCATTTTGCTGCTGTGCCAAACGCGCAGCTTCAGCCGCAGCCGCAGCATTCTTTTGCTGCAAAGCCAAAGCCGCTTCATTTTGTTGGGCCACCAAAGCCGCTTGCGCTTGTGCAGCCGCTAATTGCTGCGCTGTGGTCAAAGTGCCAGTCGCGTTTTGTGCCGCTAAAGCTCTGGCATCGATCAAAGACTGGCTGGCAGTCGTGTCGCGTGCTGTACGCGCTGCCAGCTCATTGGCCGCAGCCGCAGCCGCAATCAATTCAGCCTCAGTCTTCGGAGTTGCTGTGGCATATTGTGATGCAACACTCTGAGTTGTGACGCCAGTAGCACGGGCCACATCTTCAGCGCTAATGCCAAGTCGGTCCATCTCTGTGCGCAATAAAGCATTGCTTGTGCCTTGCTGCTGGGCAGCGACCACCGAATCAAAAATTCGTTTATCAAATTCAGCCTGGCTCATGCCATTGGCCAATGCCCAATTGAGTGCTTCTGATGCCATTGCTTATCTCCTAAAGTTCCTTTGCCATTACAGTCCATTGTGGGCTGTAACCTTCGTCTTTCAAAAATGTCTTTGCCCAGCCTCTTCGGCCTGCCAAAGTCACCCTGGTGCAACCAATTGATTTGCCCCAGGATTCGATCAGTGGTCTCATCCGTGAGAGTTCATCTAGGTCGCCACCAGCCAGAAAATAATGCAAATTCTTGAGCCTGGGATAGACAATGATCTCAGTCAACACCACCGAATCTTTGGCTGGCCACAGCTGCAATCTGTGATCTTCAACCATCTGGGTGATGTCTTCAAAATTATGTGTGCCTCCAGAGTATTCTAAGGCAGCCTCCACATGGTGGCGCAGCCTCTCCAAATGTTCTTGGTCGCTCATCGCTTACCAGACGGCACAGCCTCTAATCTCATCACGCCAATTCGCCAGTCAGCCAATGTGTCACCAGTGACTTTGACATTGACCTGGCGACCAGAAAAGCGTACAGAAGTCGGATTGGCTGCCGTGTATGGTCCAAATGTGGATTGTGTGCCAGTGGGGTAATTTCGGGTCTTGAATGACACCACAGCCTCACCCAATGTCTGCTCATCCGGGATCACCTGGCGAACCGACATGATGTTGTCGCCATTGCCCAATTGGACTGGTCCAGACTCGGCAAATACACTGGCACTGTCATAAGCAAAGCCAACTTCATGCTCGTAGATGTAGCCGTCAGTCGATACCGCCATTGGGTTTGTGAAAACACTGGCATCAGTTCCAGCAGTCCTGGCCAATGTGCCGATGTTCCAGTGATTCTCGCGGTAGTTGAAAGTCACATAAGAGTCGTTCTCATTGCTTCCACTGCTGGGGTAGTACCACCAGATTTCGCCATACTTACTGTTGTGGACAGCATAGACTTTGGATGCCTGGTTAAAGTTGATATTCCCAAAGACATAGTCCGACACATCGCTTGGCAATGGCTTGACATAGCCGTCATATATCCAAAAGCCTGCCCTAGACATCCAAATGGCAGCAGTGTCAATTGCAGCCACAGCCTGGGCCGAAATGAGGCCGCAGCCAGAGCCAGCCTTTTCAAAGCCATAAACAAATGGAGCGCCCACATACTGAGCTGTGTGGACATCCACATCAGTAAACAGTAGGTTTACACCCTTCACGCGCTTGCCAGCCAACAGTGAGCCTGGTGTGGCCAAGTCATAGTCGCCTGCCAGGTTGTCACCCGCTGGTGTCCACAGGGTATTGTTTTCCTGGTCGCACCATTGCACTTTGCGTGGGTTTCCACCAGCGCCCAGCGCCATCAAAATACGCTCAGAAGTGACAAGCAAAGCCTTATTGCTCACTGGTGCATTGGTAATTGCAGCCGCAAGTGTTGGTGTCGTGAAACCCAATTGCCACTCATACAGCTTGCCATCAGCATTGGAGCATGCCACCAAATACTCACCCCATGTGTCCATGGACCAGGTGGTAGCTGGCGCACTTGCACCATTGTCTGGCCTGGCAGTGCCATAAGCCAATGAGCCGTATGTGCTATATCCATAACCAGTGGTTGACAATGCACTGGCCGCGCCAGTTGTGAATCCGCTTGGCGTGATGTCTTTGAGTGTTCCAAGCTCGTCCATGGCATAGAGCTTGGACTGAGTGCCTGCCGCAATCCATCGATTGGCGCTGTTGTCGCGCCAGGTGATAAAGCCACGGCACAGACCAGTCATTTGACCAGCAGCGCGCTTTCGCCAGCCACCCATGGGCCGCAAAGTGTTCTCATACCAGCGCACCAGATTTGCGTCATACCAGCGCCCTGCTGACTGGTATTCAGTGCCGTTTCTATAAATGCCTGGCGGTAATTTGAGTGGTATGTACATGGCAGTATTAGGTAATGTTTGACACAAAGCTCATTGTGACAATGGCTGATGGGACTGCTGGCCTTGTGGGGCTTGTTCCAGCAGCGTAATGCTCAATGGAGACACCAACATCGCTCACACGCCACATTATCTCAAGATAGTCTGTCGAGTTCAATGAAGCAAAAAAGTTCATGGCCGCAATCACATGAGATGGATCGCCTGATGATTTTCTCGCTGGTAATCCAAACTTACTGTTTGAATTGCTGATATCAGTGCCATTTTTTCTGAACCAAACATCCACATCCTGGGTGTCATTTGTTGTGTTTTTAAATTGAATTGAAAACTGACAGTTCCAGATTCCAGCATCGGCCACAGTCAATCTCGATCCACTGGCCAATGTCACGCCATTAGAAAAGTCTGTGGTGTTGAATGTGACCGCATAGGCAGCCGTGGTGCTGGCAGCTGTTTGGTCTGTTGAATCCTGGAAAGCACCATAAGGTGCATTCATAAACTTACCGCCCCTTGGACCAAACAAAGACCCAAAAATGCTTGAGAGTTTTTTGAAGTAAATATTCAAAGAACCATTGTTTTCATTGAAATGCCTACGATCGTAAACCTCGGTCGGATAACCAAGGTTTGGTGTCGTTGGGTTTTCAAGCTGTTGTGTTTGACTGGCCATGGCTAATTATGTCAGGACAGATAGCGCGTGGTTAATATGTTTGATGCGATCATCCAGGCCAATAAACCCGCCATTGATTTTTTTGGTCATGGTCCGATAGTCCTGGGCATCCGCATACTGGTTGAGCTTGTGGGTGTCCCAAAACCACCCGGCAGTCAGCGCAGCATACTGGGGCGTGGCCACCAGCTCGGGCTGCATGATCAGGTCCACGCCAAGCGCTTTGCCTGCATGGTGGTAGTTGGCAGACCCAGTCAATTGAATGCAGCCACGGCCCTTGAAGCGCCAGCCGTCACCTGATGCCTCATCCCTGTTGCCCATCCTGTTGCTGTAAACAGTGTTGGCAATGAGCTTTGGATTCCTGGCACACATCTGGGCCTTGGCAGCGTCAAAGCGCTTTGGCCAAAGTTTCTGCAAAGCCTCGGCTTTGTAGTTCAAGTTCTCTTCCAGGATTCTGAAGTTTCCACATTCATGGCCGCACTGGCCGATAAAAGCAGCCTGCCTCAGTGGCGTTGAAATGTCAAAGCGCTGGAAAGTCTCATTGAGTGCATCCACCCACTGTGGACCAATGTGCAGCTTCTCTAGTTGTTCAGCGTTTACCATGGAGCAAATCCCTCGCTTCGTTATATGCGTCAATGCAGGCATTGAGCTGTGCTGTGTTCCTATCCCCTTGGGCCACTATTTCGGCAATGGCTTGGAGGGTTTCTCGCTCGGCATCAGGAGCTGGGTCAGCCGTTCTGTCAGATTGACTTCCTGCTTCTTTGCGATCTGCGGTGGCAGTGGCGGCAGTTGTGGGGGCTTGTGGACAACTTGGGGCGCTGATGCGCACCCGGCCAGCACGAATGGCGCGATCAAGAGCATTTTGTTTTTGATTGATGACATCTGTGGTCTCCTGTAACTTGGCAGCGTTTGCGTTTAATTTCTCATTGAGCTTTTGCTCAGTGGCCCTGGCCTCTTCATTCTTTTTGGCAATTTGGATTTGCATCTCCTTGTCCCTGTCTTCCCACCCAAAGTGATAGCCACCTCGGTAAGACCCAAACAAAGCGATGATGATGCCAATGGCAATATAGGGTAATGGGATGCCAAACATCAGTCTGCCTCCTGTCTGGCCGCAGCCAGCTGCACACGCTCATGGTCATCTTCCAAATGCTCTGGTGGCGTGTCTGGTGGTGGTCCAGGTGTCCAGGACTCATCAAGCTCTGGGTTGGTCCAGGTCGGCATCGCGCCAAAGGGCTGCGCGGGGATGCCGTTGGTGTTGGCAGTAAACCCGTGATTGTTGCTGTAACCTGGCGCTGCATAGCCGCCCATCATGGGCTGGGGCATGTACATCATGGGCTGCTGCATCATGGGCTGTGGTGGTGGCTGCATTCCAAAAGCCTTGGCCGCAGCACCTGCCGCCCGTTTGGTCATCACACCACCAATGCCGCCCACAATCAGCAGCACGATGTCGTTTAGCATCTTTGTGTATGCCTGGTCAATTGGCGCCATGCTCTTGATCGGCTGAGTGACAAATGTCACTGAGTACAAAAGTGCAATGACGATGAAGCAAAGGATCAGTGTGACAACACCAACTACAAAGCCCCAAATTCTTACCTCGAATTCTTCAGTTGTTAGTCTTTGATTCTGGCTGGACATCTGTCACCTTCTTTTCTAGGATTGGTGCGACCAGGTATTCTGGACACTGCTGAGTAAATAAGCACTTGGGCTTCTGACACTCTGGTGCGTGGAAATGGTCAGGATTCTGGCATTTGTATCGATACCGATCTTCGCAGCCAGTCAACAGTAAAAGCAGCAGTAAATATTTCATGCCATCACATCCACAGAATTAGGTTTGATCCACTGAGCCTTTTTGTGGGCCTCTTGGGCTTGTCTGTTCAAAATCTCCATCTGCTTTAGATTCTGCTGATGGATCACTCTCTGGGCCTCTTTCAGCATGTTTGCATTGACCTGGTAGAGAGTGATTTTCATATTCCAAACATTCCCAATATTTTGGCCACTATTCGGTCGCTAATATCATCTGGGAAAAATCGGAGCAGTCCAAGCACCCACCACGCGACCAACATATAAATGAACACCTTTAGCAGTTTGTCAAACTGCTTCTGATACTCGTTCATCTACCGCACCTTGCCCCCTTGCATAGCTCCATCATCTCATTGATGCCGATGAAGACCAGCAAAATCACAAATGCCGTGCCGCCAATGATCATGGCCCATTCTTGCATCTCTTCTTCTTTTTGCTTGGCCTTCTTGTCTGCGGCTTTGAGGGCGGCCATCTCCTTGGCATCATCCCTGTCCATCTCAGCCTGGCGCGCCTTGATCTTGTTCCAGACATCGATCTTGCCAGTCTGCATGAAGAGCATTTTCAGCTCTTCCTCAAAAGCTCGGGCTTGCTCTAAGGCCATCTCGATCTGGAGAGCCGCGCCCATGTTTGAGCCTTTTTTCTCCCGCTTGGCCTGGAGCATGGCCTTGGTCGCCTGGCTCTTGGCATCAAACATCTTGCCAATCATGGGGGCAAGACCGCCTATGTCATTGGCCACCTTACTGGCCTTTTTGACCATGCTAATGGCACTTTGCAGGCCATTTAGCGCGTCCATTGGATCAATGATCATTTCCTCTTCTCCCACTTGATGCAGACAACCTTGCGATTGTAGATGTCACCAGTCCATGTCCACCTAGTGCATCGGTATTCGGCAGCTGCTATTAGGACCAGAGCATAGACCATGGCAGAGAAACAATGATGACAAAAAAGCCCCAGATGATGGTGGCCGATAAAAGGGCCGCAGCGATCAGTGCCACGGCCCAGTCTTTCATAGCCCGAAAATCTTTTTGACGAATTCGGCAGCCACACCTGGTCCAAGTAAGACGGCCAAGATTGCTGCATAAAGCAGATATTCAATCTTGGTCATGCGTCTGTCGCCATCTTTCAATGTGTTGGCGATGGAGTTATATCGCTCTGCACAAATTGCCTCATGCACCGCCAGGCGCTTATCGACATCAGCGTCCATGATTACTGTAACGCTTGAATTTGCTCGGAAAGTGCTTGCAGTTGAGCAAGCAATTCTTCTTTAGTTGGCTCTGGTGTTACTTCAACAATGGGCGCAACATATTCAGGAATGGGGAAATCCCCATCCACAACATCACTAATCTCACCTTGACCAATGACAGTAAAAGGTAAGTCTGATGGGCCATCCACTCGGTAACGATCTTCAAGAACTTCAACCGATTCGTAAGGGCCAAATTTGCCAGAGGCAGTAATGATCTTTTTCATACTAATGTCACTTTTCTGAGTTGAATAGTTGTAGCCGTGTCAGATGTTGTTTGAGGCAATCCCCATACAGTTGCTTCAGATATTCCATCATTAAATGACGCAAATGGATTTGCAGCTTGTTGCAGTTTTGTGGCGTAAGTTCCATCAATAGAAACTGTAAATGGATTTAACACAGAATAGCCAGGGGCAATTTTGCCTGCTGATGTTCTTTGAATTGTTTCTACATTGCTTCCGCTTTGAGGAGGCCCAGACAATGGGCGAGTGTAGTAAGCGCTACTAAAAGCAGTTGCAGTAATTGGAGATGTACTTGTTACAGATTGAAATGTTTTTTCTCTTACAGGACTACCTGAAGAAATTCCATACTGTATATTTACACTTGAACCAGAAGCGGAATAAGCCCAAAGAATTTTTTCTGTACTTAAATAGCCAACAATGTTTCCTGGATTAGCGGGAACTTGTAATTCTGTACCAAGAGAGGCAGAGCCTGCTGTATCAGTCAACACATTTATTCTGTCTGTGCCAGATGAACCAGTCAAGATAAATGCTTTGTTAGAAAAAACTTGAATTTGTGGTGACCATGTACCAACAGTTAATGTTGTTGCCGCTGTTGAAATGCTTGCAGTAGTTCCACTAACAGAAACAACTGCGCCACGACCAGTAGTGTTTAAATAAGCCAAAACATAACGGCTACTACTTAGTTGTCCTGTGCAAATAATCGTGTCTGTTGTTGATACTGTTGCAGCAGTTCCACCAGTTAATGTTGTGCCACTAACTGAAATAGGGTAAGCATAAACAGTAGAACCACCTGTTACGCTAAAACTCATAAGCATAGAACTGCTGTGTGCATAAGAGTGATGGTAGTTGTTACTTGAGCCACCACCTGTGTAAGCAAACTCAGAGCCAACAGTAGGTGTTGAGCCTGATACTGTAATAGCTCTAAACTTTGGTGTTGTTCCTGTTACATTCCAGTAATTCAAAACATAGCTTGACCCAACAGTTACTAGACGTGTGTTGGGTACGACTAAACTGCTGTTTGCAGACAAAGTTGTTGCAACAGGAGTGCCAACAGTTATAGTGCTTCCGCTAACAGTTAAAACCACAGTTTCAAGTGCCGAAGTACTTGGAACTAAAGAACAAACCAAAACCGAAGTTGAAGAAACAGAAGCTAACGCAATGCTGTTACGACTGTTTAAACTAGTAGTTCTGACAAGAACAGGCGTTCCAAAAGTGTTGGTGCTTGTGTTAAAAACTACAGCATGGGCAGAAGTAGTGCCATGAACAATCATTAACTCGCTAGTTCCATCCAAAGAAACAGCTTGCAAATTAACTGCGCTTGAACTTATTGCGCTTGATAAGGTCAAGAAAAAGTCTGTGTAAGACAAGTCAGTACCAAATGCGCCACCTGATACATTTGAAGCGATTGTGATTTCACCCGCAGCATTGGTAATAGATATTCCAGTACCCGCAGTCAATGTTGCTTTATTAAGCGTATTTCCACTCGAATTTCCAATTAACAATTGACCATCTGTATAAGATGTTTGACCAGTACCACCATTTGCAACAGCAAGTGTCCCAGCCAGGGTAATTGTTCCTGATGCCGTAACTGGACCTCCAGAAGTTGTCAAACCAGTTGTGCCGCCAGACACATCAACACTGGTCACTGATCCAGCTCCTGGGCCAGTAAATGCGATCTCAATTGATCCAGCGCCTGGCGTAATAGTCACGCCAGAGCCAGCAGTCAATGATGCCTTGGTCAATGTGTTGCCAGTGCTGTTACCAATCAGCAATTGGCCATTGGTAAAACTTGTCTGGCCCGTGCCGCCATTGGCCACCGCCAGTGTCCCCGTCACGCCAGTGGCCAAATCCACTCCAGAGGCCGATCCTGTTCCACCATTTGCCACTGGCAGAACACCAGTAACACCAGTTGATAAAGGCAAACCCGTTGCATTGGTCAGCACGGCAGCCGATGGCGTGCCAAGAGCTGGCGTCACCAAAGTTGGTGAATTGGTAAACACCAAATTGCCCGTGCCTGTTTCATCAGTCACAGCAGCTGCCAGATTGGCTGATGATGGCGTTGCCAGGAATGTCGCGACTCCAGCTCCCAATCCACTTACACCAGTCGAAATTGGCAGGCCCGTTGCATTGGTCAAGACAGCAGCTGATGGTGTGCCAAGAGCTGGTGTCACCAGTGTTGGACTGTTTGACAACACATTGTTGCCAGTGCCAGTGCTTGTGCCGACACCAGTGCCACCCTTTGTGACCTTCAATAATGGACCAGCATCAAACAATGCATCAATAGTGTCCAGGTCGGTATTGATCTTTGTCCCCCAGGTGTCGGTAGATGCACCGACTTCTGGTTTTGTCAGCAATAGGTTTGTGGTTGTGGTATCTGCCATTTTCTAATCCTTAGCCAAAAGTTTTTGCGCGAGTCAACAAACCCCCACCAGAAGTAGAGCCTCGATCATCGGCCACTTGCAAATCATTCAAAGCACGCTCATACAGCGTTGCCCATGTCTGAATTCTCGCATCATCTTGAAGATATGGAGCAGCCTGGAGTAGACTTCCATACAGATAAATGTCAGGGCTTGATGTCAAAAGAAAATTGGTCGCAACACTTCCAGACAATTTGTTCAAATTTGCAAAGTAAACAATTTCAGCCGTGTATGTCGCATCTGGCGTTGGCACAAATCTAAATTCAGAGCCGACCACACCAAAAAATTTTGGCCTGCCACTGCCTGTGAATTTTGTCGATTCCTGGTCCAAGGCATCCATTGTCATAAAAGACAATGGCGTGTCTGGATTTGTGCTGGTTAACTTAAATGCTTTGACTTCTAGAAAGTCACTTGGTGTTGATTCAAAAACAGAATCAATTGACAAAGTTGTCCTGGTCAACATTTGCCTGGTGCGCAGTGTTCTTTCGATTTGCGCTTCGGCCAGTGAGATAAAGTCTGGAATGACAGCAGTCAGATCAGATCGATTAAGCCAGTCACCAATTGATGTCTTTAGTTCTGCATAAGTTGTCAGTGCCATTATTGGGCCTCTTTTTCCATTTCCTCTTTCACAATCCAGGTGTGGTCATGGCGAAACTCAAATGTGCCAATGTGGCCAATTTCCTTTGAGACATCATGGTCGATGTAGATTTTGTAACCCAGCTCTTGAGCTTTCTTACAAAAGAAAACATCCTCTCCCATGTAGCCCCGTGTTGTTTGCCACGGCATATCAAACCATGGCTCACTCATGCCCTCAAACACCTCGCGCTTGATCAGCATTATGCCTGTTCCAATGCTTCCCACCTCTTCCAGTCCAGTCGATTCTGGCATCGTATAGATGGGGATTCGCTTGCCATTTTCGTCATAGTTCTGAGCTGTCGGACCAGTTGGCATTCTGCGTCTTGCGCAGTTGGCGGCCACGATTGGCTTGTCATGGGCCAGAAGTCTGCCGACCATATCCTGGGGAAATGTCATGTCAGAGTCGATGAAGAGAATGTGGGTGCAGCCCTCTCTCATGGCATCCAGGCAAAGGTCAGCCCTTTGGTTTTGGATGATCGTGCCTTGCATCAATTTCAGACTGATTGCGTCTGTTGTGTTGAGTGTGTGATACGCGACTAAATTCACCATACAGTAGGTGTAATTGGTGTGGACTTGATCACGGGCAGGGGTGCATACAGCAATGTAGTTCATACTTTTCCAGGTCGAGTCCTAAAGAATTGATTTTCGCTATCGTTTAACCAGCGCTTCATGTACTCCTGGTCATCAATCTTGCCTTCGGCTTTCATTTTGTAATAAAGCGCTTCTGGGATGGATGCGACCAAGTGCCATTCACCCTTCCAGGTGGCTTTCTCATCCACAGCGTTGTAGATGGCTTTGTTGGCCTCAATGACATCGGTCACATCTTGTTGTGTTTGGATGGTGACTTCATCGTTGTCAGTGTTGTAGTGCCAGGTGCGTGTGATGCCCTGCTGGGCATTTACATCAAATAATTTTTTTTCAATCATGTTAAAAAAAGGGCCAAGTTTCCCTGGCCCTTTCCATTGCTTCCGATTAAGAAGTGATCAAGTCAGCGGCCAAGCCGTGGGCGTTTTCAGCCAACACTTTGTGACCCCACTCAACGATCAGCATACGCTTTTCAGCGTCACCAGTCTTGGCCAATTCAACTTGCTGGTAAGGACGCAGCACAGTCATCTTGGCGTAGTCAGGATCGATCACCCATGCATCACGCTCGCGTTGGAAGCGGTTGGCAATAACTTGGACATTGCCGAAATCTGAAACGTAGATGTCAACAGCGCCAACCAAAGTGGCAGGCTTTGCACCGCCATCAATGTTGAAACGGCTGGAAGCGATACCAGAGAAGCCTGACACGCGCTGTTTGTTAACAGGACCGCACATCAAAATCTTAGGTGTACCACCAGCAGTCCACACTTTCTGAATCACATTTTTCAAAATGGTTTCAGTGAATGTGCGCACGTTGCCGTCTGTACGGGCAGATGTTGGCAGTGTTGTGTATGAAGGATCAGCACCATTGGTCTGCTTGTCAGTGTTTGTTTTTACAAACGCGCCCAAAGAGGCAGTGACACGGGCAGTGGTGGAATCACCAGCAACAGCAATGCCGCCATTCAACATGACGAATTCTTGATCACGTTTTAGCTCAGCGCCACGCTTCGCGATTTGGTAGGCCAGCTCGCTGCGACGTCCTGCCTTGTTGACCACTTCTTCAGTAGCTGACAAGATGATTGTCTTGCGTGAAATCTGTGCATAGTTTTGCAAACGCACAGTAGCAGTCACAGAGTCAAATGACGCAACATCATCGCCTTCAAGCTGCGCATTACTTGCAGCACTGGCGAGTGTATCTGTCTGCCATTCATACAAACTGTTGGACACGTTCTCACGGCCAATGTTTGAAGAATATGGAGTTTCCTCTGGTGCTATGTTCGTGATGACATTGCTCAAATCTTCCCGGATACCCTTTGCAGAGTATGTCAAAAATGTATTGCTTACGATAGCCATAATTTTCTCATTTCAATAAAAGTTCAATTGCAGAAGCCGCATCATCGACACGGCCAGTTTTTGCAAGACGCTGCTTTGCGCGGGTAGCCTCAGTTGTTGTCGAAACCCGACCAGCTGCTCCAGGCTTGGCTGGTCGTGGGCCATTGTTCACCACAGGCTTAATGCCTTGGCGTTTACTTACCATCTGGTCGTACATTGCCGCTTTGCGCAGCAACAGCACCAGGCGGTGGTCGTAAACACTCTTCAAGTCTTCATCGGTAAAGCCTGCCGCCTTCGCAGACTCAATCACCAGCGCCTTCTCGGCCTTTGCCTTCTTGGGGTCTTTCCAATCTGGCAGGGCTGCCAATAGGGCTTCTTGCTGGCTGGCAAGTTGGGCCTCCATGGCACGCTGTTGTTCATACTGGGCCACTTGAGAGAGTCGCTGCTGTTCTGACTGAATAGCACCTAATTTCTCTTGTCGCTCCCGCATGACTTCCTTTTGCCTCACCCACTCGATCGGGTCTTCGTGATAAAGACGATCCAGATCGATCTGAGGCTCTGAAGACTGAAGTTGGGCTTGCAATGCTCCCAACAATTGAGCGTACTGTTCACGCTCGGCCCGGACTGCCTGCGTCTCTTGCTCGACTTGCTTTCGCACTTCGGCAATCTGCTGCGTTTTCCGGGTGTAGTCCTGAGTCCTGGAGTAGCCTTTCTGAAGCTCGTCCAGCGTTACAGAAACTTCCTTGCCGTCAACTTTGACAGTGAAAGTCTGCTGCTGTTCCTCTTCTTCTGGCTCTTCCTCTTCTTCGGACTGTTCCTCTGATGTTTCATCATCTGGCGCGTCTTCCACACCAGAGTCATCTTCATCAGAAGCCGCTGTCTCGGTCTCCTCTTCGGATTCCTCGACTTGCTGCGTCTCAGTAACTTCTGCCTGTCCCTCTTCGGGGGCTAACATTGCTGAGATAGCATTGGCCGCATCGGCCATATTCATTGCTGTTGTTTCTGCCATAGTATTTTCTTAAATTAGATTTTTCTGTGATTTGCTGATGGCGTTCTGTGCAATCTTGCCGTTGTCCATGATCTTGATCAACTCTTGCTGCAGACCATCAATGGCCTGCAACATGCACCACGCTGTCTCGCGTTTCACAGACTCTTCGGGTTTCGATGATCGAAATACCCAAAGTTGGTCATTTTCCAATTTCGCAATTGCTGCATTGAGGATTTCATCCTCAAGCAGCTGCTTGGCCTTTCGGCCTTTATTTACCTGGTCTTCGTTTGTACTCACTGAGCCATTCCGTTAAAGGTTGATGGGGGCATCATCTCAGGCGCTGGTGGCTGCTGCTGCTGCACAAACTGTGCTGCTTGCTGCTGGGCCAACAATGCCTGTTGACGCATTGCTTCACGATCAATATTCTGGGCCGCATCAATTTCGGCTGTACTGATCTGTGATTTGTACTTTAACTCAATTTCGTACTTTTTGAGATACATGTCTTGAGCCATTTTGTCGCGTGCCAGGTCATCGTCCAAAAGCATTTGCTGGCGCTTTAGCTCCAGCTCGGCTGCTTTCTTCTGGATGTCGGCCTTGATGGACTCAGCCTGCACCTGGGCCAGCACCTCTTCGGGGCTTGGCTTTTGTGGTGGCGTTGGCGGCACATAGTCGGCAGGGATTTGCTGAAAGTAGCTTGTCGTGTCTTTGAAGCCAGACAGCTCTACGATTTTTCGTAGGGTGTTGCTAAATTGCTGTGGCGTAACCAATGGATTGGTCGGACCAAGCTGCTGCAAGATTTGCTCTTGCTTTGACATGATCATCATCAAAGCCTGGAGCTTTTCGTTGGTGTCGCCATTGCCCAGGGCAATGTTGATGTTGGCATCCATGGTCGCGTCCCAGAATCTGGGATCGATCTGCACCCACTCATTGCGCAGACGCACCATGCGTGCCTTGTCCTGGTGAGTGATCGTCAAGAACAAAATGCCCTTGAAGAGCTTTTTCATGCCTTCAGCCAGGATGCGTGCTGTCAGCTCAATGCGGCCTTGGCTGGCGCTGATCGTGGCGTTCACAGCTGCCTTGGTGCTGGACTGCAATGCATCAGCATTCAAACCCATGGCCGCCTTGCTCATGCCCGTGCGATCTTCCTTGATCTGGTCCATGTATTCCATCATCGGGAATGCAGCCTGGCCAACAAATGGCGTGGACAGAGGCTGGACCATACCAGGGGCGCGCATGCGAATGATCGCCCCTGTTTCGTTGTTCAAGACATCGTCAATATTGACTTGGCCTTCAACCACTGCCGTGCGCGGGTGGATGGATTGAGCCAGGCTGTCCAATGTATTGCGCAGAATCTCAGACTTGATCTCTTGCAAGTCACGGGTGATGTCAAAAATAGACATTGCCTCCAAGGGGCTTGTGTGTGGCTCTGGGTCACATGGGAAGTCAGCAAATGGAATGTAGCTGGCTGGCAGATTGCGCACCACCTTATAGCCACCACCCATGCAGCAGACTTTGCGCAGCTCGGCAATGCCGTCACCATCGTAGTCCACACGGGAATACGCCTCGATGTACAGCACTCTGCGCATCATCGGATTGGCAGCGTCATTTGTGCCAAATGTTGTACTCAGTGGCTGACGCGCCAAATACTCGTCATTGCTGTCCAGGTCTGTCGTTGACAGATTCTCTTCAATCTCATCCTGGTCGTAGCCCATGGCCAACAGATCAGCCATGGTGGCCATCTGGCGGTGGGCAATGATCGTGGCATCGTCAAATGACCTGGCGCGTCTGTCCAGCAGCAGCTCCTCTGGCGGCACAGCCATGATGCGAATTCGGCCATCCTTTGTGATGCGCTTGATCTGCACATCGTGGACCATGGCGGGTGGCATCATCACTGGCTGGCCAGTCACTGGGTCAACAGTAGAGATTTGCAGCTCGTCAATGCTGGGGTCTGGGTACGATGTGATGATCTTCACTTCAGCGCCAGGCTCTTGCATCAGCATCTCAAGTGTCTGGTCATCTAGGCCAGAGTACTCCTCAATGCGCACTTGCTCTTCATCTTCCCACCAAAATTTGGCAATGCCGCATTTACGCACCAGGGCATCTTTGAAGATAGCGTAACTGGTCAAAAACCCATTGTTGTCGTTCTGGAAAATGTAGTTCGCATAGTCAGTCGCCTGCTGTGCCATCTTCACATCTTCTGGGCCACGGGGAGTGAATTCCACCACATTCTCAGAATTGAAAAACACTCGCATCAGGCTTGGCAGCATGGCGCTCACAGTGTCGCGCACCTCCATGGCCACCACTTTGCTGTTGCCTTCGACCTCATTGCCGAATAAATCACCGCGATAGTACTCAGTACCCTTGGCGCGTGTGGGTGACAGATCACTGTCCACATAGCTCACCGCATCGGTCAAGTCCTGGGTAATGATGCTTTGCAGCTCTGCATCGTCCATCGGCTCGGTGGCTGCAATGTCAGTCGATAAATTTTCGGTAATATTTTCAATCATGGCTTGACCTTTGTTAGAACCACAAACATGGAGTCCACAGCCCGTGGCGTGCGGATAATTTCGTCTTGTGGCAATTCTAGTGCTTCTCCCACCTTTGAGAGCCTCATTTCCAGTGTTGTCAGCTCAAACCGATCTGGCCAGCCTAAGTACCAATGCCAGTCGGTGTAATACCGCCAAGAATTCTCATTGAATGCCCGGACATGGGTCGGGTCTTGCCACGCGCCAAGGCTCAAGTCATACGGCACATGGATGCGCATCTCACCACCCACCTTCAGCAGCTCTTTGCAGTTGGTCATGGCATCGACCAGATTGGGGATGTGTTCCAGGACATCATTGGCCAGGATCGTCTCAAACATGCCCGGCACGATCTCCAGCTGTCCAAACCTGGTCTCTAGCGTGTCGCCCCACTTGACCTTGCTGATGTCCACCAGCCAGTCAGGATTCTTGCTGGCCTGGATATCTGCATTCAGATATTCAGCGCACCAGTCTTTGCCAGAGCCTAGATTAAGAATCAAACCAGGCACTCGCATAAGTTGGTCGATTCTCTCTGAGCCATGGCAGCGCGTCTTCATGGAGCTTCTGCGCATTAAAGCCAATCGTGTTTGAGCCTATGTGGTGGACATAGCTGGCGCTTACAAAATGAGAGTAACCCTTCTCAATCAAGTCCCTACAATGCACATCATCTGAGTACCAATTCAGAGGGGGAAACTTTGCCTCTTCAAACGCATCGCTTGATATCCAGGCAAAGATGGGGCTGATCTCTTCAACCATCTTGATGTGGGCCTCAGACGGGAATTTGTAAAAATACAGCTTTTCACCAGGATCGCTGATGCGCACATTCTGGCAAGGCCGGGCTGCATCAGTTCTAGATGCCACCCACCCAGCCTTCACGCTGTTCATGGTCTTGATGATGGCCACATCCTCCATCAGCGTCTTCACGCTGCTTGGGGTCAGCACAATATCGTCATTGGCCACAATGCATGATGACCAGTCTTTCAGTGCTGCCTCAATGATCTCGTTGTAGTCCTCGCCAAAGCTCCTTGGCTGGCCATAAATCTTGAAATCTGCCTGGTAATTCTCAATCACCGACTCTGGGCCGCGCAAATACACCGGACACTCTGGCGCGTACTGCTTGATGGATTCGAGCAGCACGGCCAGGCCATGACCCTTGACAGTGGCAATGACGATTGGGCAGATCATTTCTTGGCCTTATTCCTGGCACTGATCGCAGCCGACTTGGCTTTGGCGTCAGCCTTAGAGCTTGCGCCCCATGCTTTGAGTGACAGCAGCAGCCTGGTCGGCTCGCCACCTTTGTACTCAGGACCAGGCATGCTGCCCATGCGTGCCAAGAAGCTGGCGCGCCTTGGGTTGTCGCCAGACTTCACAGGCGCTTTCAAATCCATGCCTGCGGCTTTGGCGCTGGCCCGTCCCTTGGCATTTAAGCCACCAGACGGGCTTTTGCCCTCTTTGCGTTGCCAGGCTGGGGTCTTCATTTTTTTGGCTTCTTTGCAGTCTTGGCCGCAGCCTTGAAGTCAGCAGCTGATGGAGCGCCCTTTGTGCCGGGCTTCCTCATCTTCTCTTTGCTGCCTGCTGCAATACGCGCCTGCTTGGCGTGAATGTTGGCGTAGAGTCCTTGTTTCATTCCTCTTCTCCCTCATCTTCCATATCTTCATCTTCTTGCTCACCAGTGTTCGGGCCACCGACCACCCAGGCATCACATGTCCGGCTGGCGGCACACTTGAAGTCAAAGATTTCGCAGTAGCCCAGGTCAGCCAGCTTGATTGTTCCCCATGGGTCAGCTTCCATGCCAATACCCTGGGCAATACACTGCTTCATGTTGTCAGACACATTGAATGCAGCGCAGTTGCCGCAAAGGCTTTGCTTTGCGTCTTCTGTACTCACATCCCAGGTGTTTGCCTTCTTAGCCCAAAACGCGCTGTTTGGCAGTTTGGGATTCTCAGGGCCATAAGCCGCGCTGGTGATTGCCTTGGCGCGGTTTTTCAAATTCAATGTAATGTCTTGCGTGGGCATGGGGCAGTTCTCGCCACCCTCCATGTCCTCGCCCTCTTCCTTGTCCATGACTTGGCTCATGGTGCGCTGCATCGTTGCCATTATTTTTTCGCCTTGTTCTTTGCTGTGCGCTGGCCGCGCATGGGCATCTTCGCTTCACTCATTGCAATGGCAATGGCCTGCTTGGGATTCTTGACCACAGGACCACCCT